AGTCCCAAAACGGCACCCATTCCTTCAGGAAATCGTTCACGCCGTTGAAAATATCCACGATCCCGGCCCATGCCGCTTCCCAAGTTTCCTTCACCCCATCCCATGCCTGCGCCAGCGTGGCTGTGATCGCGCCCCAGTTTTCGTTCACCCAATCGGCCAGCAGCACCAGCCCTGCCACCACAGCGGCGATGGCCAGCGGGATCGGCCCGAACGCGGCAGCGGCCCCGGCCAGTATCGGCCCCATGGCGGCGAAGGCTGCGGTGGCTGCGGTCAACGCGGCCACCAGCGCCCCGAACACCACCACCGCCGTTTTGATCGGTTCCGGCAGGCCGTTAAACCATTCGGCCAGCGCCTTCAGCCCGTCGATCACATACTTCAGCGCGGGTGCCACCGCGTCCAGCGCGCCCTTGATCGCATGGCCCAGCGCCACCATCACGTCTTCGGTGGCCTGATCCAATTGGTTCATTGCGCCGCGCCATGTTTCCACCGTCTTTTCGGCAGCGCCGCCGTACTTCTTTTCCGCCGCTTCGGCCACGGCTTCGATCACCGTCTTCGATTCAATTGATTTCGCCTTCACCTTTTCCATGGCTTCAGGAATGGAAACGCCGATCTTTTCAGCCAGCGCCGCGTATGCCTGCACGCCGTTCACTGCCAGCGCCCGCATGTCCTTATCAGTGGCAATTACCTTCGCGTTCATCACCCCAAAGGTGTTAGCGATAGCGGTGATGTTTTCGGCGGGCAGCTTCAGCGCCGCAGCCGTATCCACCAGCCCCTTCATGGCCTTCCCCACCAGTTCGGCGCTGATCCCCATCTGAAGCATGGATTTCGCGGCTGGCCCCAGCGTGTCTTCAAAATCGAACATGGAAGCGCCTTCCAGTTCCTGAAGATCATTAAACAGCTTGTCCGTTTCTTCCGTCGCGCCGTTCAGCGCTTCAAAAGCGGCCTTTAGCGAATCCACATTCTTCGCCGCTTCCAGCGCCATTTCGCCGACTTTCAAGAACCCGCCAGCTATACCTACCGCTGCCAGCGCGCCCGACATTTGTTCCGCAAATCCGGTTAGCGCTTGAAAGTTCCCGCCCGCCTGCGCAGTGCCTTTTTCCACCGCTGCGGTTACCTGATCCATCGCCTTCAGGAACTCTTTATTTTCCAGGGAAATGGTAGCTTTTAATGCGCCTGCGTCACCAGCCATGGATCACTTCCTTCTGCGTTTTGCGTAGGCATCGAACTTGTCAATTACCTGATCGGGCATCCCCGGCGCGAACTTCGATGGTGGCCGTTCGCCCGCTGATGGAATCCGCATCATGCCTTTACTGCCGTTTGATCTGGAAGGCGCGGGTGCTAGGTTACCCGCGCCTTCTGCGGGTGCGTCCATGGCGGATAGACGCGCCCGATGCCGCATCATGAAATCGGTAACGGACATGAACTCCGCGCCCGTCTTCCGGTTCGTATTGAACACCGCCCACGGTGCCATCGCCGCGCAGTATTCGGTGAAATCCTGCGCTTCCATGAACCGTTCGGTTAGCCCCCCGAATTCCTCCAGCGTTAGCTGCCAGAATTCGCGTTCACTAACTCTAAGATCGTATCTTCCGAAAGCCCAGATGGTAATCCACGTATGGGTTCCACCTGCCCTTCGTTTGGGATCGGTGTTTCTTCCTGTTCGCCGATCTTCGGCCAGCGGCCCGTGGTGGCGAATGCCAGCAGCGGCCCCAGCGTCAGCAGCATCGAAGCGTCCACTTCATCCTGCACCCAATCAAGCGTGATATCCGGGTGCTTCGTCTGAAGCCCGTAGTGCGTGATCAGCGCCAGCCGTTCGGGATCGCTGAAGGCTGCGGCCATGCCTGTGCCGCGCAGCACGCTGATCCCCTGTTCGGTGTCCATCCGTTTCACGATGCGCAGCGGGAACTTCAGTTCCAGTTCCCGCCCGCCTATCGTGATCAGGATCGGCTGGCCCGGTTGCGGTTTCTTCATGGGTTACACCCCGGCAGCTTGATCGATATTGAACGTCAGGCCCAGCGAAGCGAACAGGATATGGCCGCTGCGCGCCGCCGCGCCCGCCGTGTTCGCGTCCACCGTGTACGAAACGGTGTCATCGCCCGTGGTGGGCGCTACTGGCGTAACGATGTGAATCCATGCCTGATCCGGCACCGGGAACCATGGCGTATTGATCCCGCCCGTGGCGATTTCGATGGTATCCGGCCCGCCCGTGGCCAATGCCGAAGCGCTGGTGGGTTCCATGGTGATCGGCGATGCGCCATCCACCGGAACGCTGGTGATGCGGATAGCCACGTTCCGCGTGCAGACGCCCTGCACCGGGTAGCTCTCCCCCAACGTGCGAACGAAGCCCTTGAATTCGCGGGCGCGGTGGGCGGCATCGGTGTTCACCAGACGAAACCGGGTGATAATCCGGTTCTGAAAAAGGAACTCCAAACCGAATGGGCTGCTGATGGATTGCGTGGGATCGGTGGGATTCCAGAAATCCGGGAAGGATAGTTCGCCGTCATCGATCAGGGTAGGGATAAACGTGCGGTGCGGCGATCCGGTGCTGTGGCTGGTGGTTTCCACTTCGGCCACTGAAGTCGAAGGCCCGCTGATATCGCCGACGCCTGCGATGGTCTGGAAATCGGTTCCGTTCCATACCTGGATCTGCGTTCCGAACGCGGGAATTCCGGTGATATCGTCCATGGATTCGGCGAAGACGGTGGGCGTTCCGCTGCCGCCATTTCCGCTGCGGCCTGCGCCTGCTGCGGGTGCGCGGAATCGTGGCGGCGCGGCTGGGCGCGGCGTCGGATTTACTTGGGTAGACATGGTGTTCTCCTATCGGGTGTTAATGCGGGTGTTTGCGGGTTTACGCGGTTGCGGTTGCGCGTCTGCCGTCATCCGAAATTGAATTCGGAAATCCAGCGAAACGTGGTGCAGTTTTGTGTCGGGTTCCCAGCCGATAGCCTGCGTCTGAAAGAAAACGCCGTGAAAGATTACGCCTTCGTAGGTGGTGCGAAGGCCATCCAGCGCCGCGCGGATTGTGTCGCCAATGGATAAGGCCAATGTCTGCCCCGGATCGAAGATCGATACCTGATACACGCGATCCTGGAAGGCCAGCGGCCCGCTGTGGGAATGCCACGATTCCGGCCCCACCGGGAAGAAAACGATAAACGGATTCGCCTGTTTTTCCGCTGGCACCTGCGGCGCGCGGTGTAGGAACACACGATCCGCAGCCACGTTCGTGCTGATCAGCAGATCGCGGAATATCTGTTCAAAAATAACCATCAGTTACTGCGGCCTGTAGGCCATTTCGTTCGCCATGCCTTCGATCAGGTTCTTCATTCCCGGCGCGATCATCCGGGCGATATCCTTCCGCAGCGCCGTTACCGCTGGCCGGAAGAACGGATGCCCCGGCCACTTCGATGTGCCGCGTTCCACCATGTGCGCGTAGAAGGCTTCCTTCCGGTTCACGCCGACGGTAACACCGGGTTCATTGTCGGCGTTCCGGCGCGCGTAAATGTTCGCCCGCAGCACCCCCGGCTGGACTAAACGGCGTATGCTTTTTTCGCTCTTACCCGTGCCGCGCCACTGCGCCTTCTTACCTATAGGTGCCAGTTCGCGGGCCTTATTGCGGATGGCCACGGCAGGCCCGATCAGGATCGTTTTAATTTCCTTCCGCTTCGTGCCTAAGCCTTCCGGCCCCAGCGCCACCGCGTATTCGTTCAGCAGCTTCTTCATCTGCGCCGCGCCCTTGAATACATCGCCGCCGATCTTCCCGGTGCGGCCTATGCCGCCCGTGATCTTTATCTGTGGTGCCTTCGCCATCGTTCCCCCTATACCGTCAGGTTCACAATCACCGAAGCCTGCGCGGATTGAACGCCATCGGTCCAGACTGCCGCCACCGTGTCAGCGTGCAGCGCGGCCACCACCGCAGGCGCGGTATATAGGCCCGTGGGCGTGATCGTTCCCAGCGCCCCGGCCCCGACATTCCACCCCACCACGGCCCCGGCTACTGGCTGGCCATCCAGCCCGATCACCGTTCCGATAAACTGCTGCGTGGCCCCGGCCCCCAAGTTCGCCCCCAGCGGCGATATGGTGATGCGCGGCCCGTTGAATGTCTGCGTTACAGAAGTCTGCCCTTCCGGCGAAGATACGCTGATGCCGCAGGTGATGCTGGTGGCCGAAGCGTTCACGTTCGCGTTCGCGTTCGTGTAGCCATTGGCCTGCATAAACGCCAGCATGGCTTCCCAGATGGCATCGATCTGTTCGGCATTCTGCGGGCTTCCGATGATCAGTGATTGCGGTATTGCGTTCATAGCTATTCGACTTCCTTACACGTCAGTAGTAATTGGGCCTGCCGTCGCTGGATATCCAGGATGGCTTCAATCTGGTAAGTGCGCCCGCCGTCCAGCAGGCGGAACCGTTTATCGATATCGCGGCGAAACCGGATCGTGATCTGGTGCTGCGTGGTGGCTACAGTATGGCCCGCTTCGTTCTGTTCGGAACCGAACAGCGGCGCGATCCCGGCCCAGCAGGAACCGATGGGTTCCCAGCCCGTGATTTCATCCTGGAATTCGTTATAAACGGGCTTCAAAATAGACACCCGGCGATCCAGGATTCCGGCTTCAATTTCAGGGTTTCGTGGCATCAGTACACCGTGGTATAGTCCCGTTCCGCCGATAGTAGCGCCGCCACCGTCTGCGGCAGTTCGGTGAAGGTTCCACCCGCCACCGTTTCCCGGTGCCGATACCAGTGCGCGGCCAGCAGCATGATCGCGATCTTCACGTTCTCCCCCACCGTGTCATCGATCACCCGCCGCGTTACGTTCTCCACATGGATGTGCGCCCCCATTTCCAGCGCCGCCAGATAGGCGTCTTCATCGGTGTTATCGGGTTCGATCCGCAGGTGGGCCTTCAGCATCACCAGATCCACCGCAGCCACCCGGCCCGCCGCTGATTTCGATACCTGCGATGGCGGCGTTACCACCCGCATCAGCCCGCTGGCATCCGGCCACATCGCCACCCGGATGAAGCCAGCGGGTGTTCGGATCGTCACCAGATTGCGCACGAAATTATCCTGATCCTGGAAGGCTACGATCTGATCGGGAAGGATCATCGTGGTATCAACTGCGTTAACGTCACCAGCGCCAGCCCCAGCGCGATGCAGTTCACGCGGCCCGTGTTCGTGGAAGTGGCGGCGATCAGGAAAGACACCACCGCCAGCAGCAGCAGTATAAAGTGCGTGGTCATGGTTTGCCCCCATACAGCAGGATCAGGATTATGGCCCCGGTTACGGCGCACAACGTGCGCGAAGCCCGCAGGCCGGAAGTAGCGATCCCGACGCACAACAGCGCTGCGATCAGCGCCGCTTTATCCATCGGGATCGGCATACTATTCGTGCGGTTCCTTCGGCGCTGCCGCCGCGAAGTCATCGGCCAGCATCTGTTCCCAGCAGTCTGGATTCTTTTCGATGGTTTCGCGGCACAGGCCCGCGTTGA